AGAGCGTCGGTCTTCTAAACCGCAGGTCGCGCGTTCGAATCGCGCAGGAGGCACCAGAAACTCCAGGTAGGCGGCTTGCTGTCTACCTTTTTTGTTAAAATTTTTATCGGCTGCCTCCATTTTGCCTCCAAACTGTATGGCTACTGTAAAAGTAGAATACCTGTTCGAATAAAAGTTTTAACTATTTAGATAGGCGTTTTACCTCGATATATTCAAATGAAGGGAATTGAATGACAATCGCTACGGTTAATCAGATTGAAACAATCTAGCGATTAAAGCAGTTAAACTCATTGTTACAAATGACCAGTTAAACGGCTTGTTGTAAGCCGTTTTAAGGCACGCAAATTACAGAGTGGAGTATTTACCCATAAAAATTAGGGCTATGCACTATACACAGCCCGTATAAAAGAACGGGTGAATCAGCCTCACCGCTCTTTTTTTTAGTAGCTCAATTATACCAACTCGCCATAAAAAAAAGAACCCCTCCCACCGAAGTGAGAGGGGTTGAGTGTTAGTGCAGTGAAGTCAATCGACCAGCTTCATCTGTGTCTACTTGTATCGTGCTGTCAGCCTGGACAGAACCATCCGCGTTGACTGCATAAGCGTGGTCATTATGAACGTGAACGCCAGCAGGGAGCAGGTTGCCATTCTCAGAAGCAAGATACTTCTTGCCTTCCGCATCAAAGATGCCTGTTGCCATGCGTCCATCATTAGCAAAGTAGTAGTCATAGCTCCCGATGTGCTGCATACCCGTGAGCATAGCGCACTCTTGAGGTCCTTCATCTGGGCAGAGGTAGAACCAATCAGAACCGTCAAAGAACCAGCCTGTGACTGCATATCCTCGTGCGTCAAAGTAGTACCAAGAACCGTTGATGAACGCCCACTGGCTGTAGTAATAAGCACTAGGACTGGTTGCATACCACCAGCCAGTTGCATTCTTAACCCAATGTGGGTCAAAGTTGGACTCACCCTGTGCAAGCTGCTCCCATTCTGCATAGGTGAGCATTGCGACATCGAGGTCAACGGTACCGCCTGCGCTAGAATACTGCCAAATAGTCCAATCAGACCATACGCCAGTGTTATAGATCATAGGTGGCAAGTCCCAAGAGAATCTATCGTCATAGTATCCTGCAATCCACAGACGCGACACATCAGCGCAAGACGCAACCTGTGAGCGTCCAGCAGGGTACGTGTATACAACAGGGTAAATGCCCGTTTTAGCATAGACACGGTCAACAAACTGCCTTGCCCATACCGTTGAGCCCCATGCGTCATTGTCACCGTTCTCCCAGTCCAGGCACAAGAGAGCCTTGCCAATGTAGCCAGACACGCACGCAACGAACGCGTCAGCTTCTGCCACAGGTGAGCCACCTTCTGCATAATGGTAGACACCAATGAGCTTGCCGTCTGCTAAAGCACGCTGAAGCTGTGCGGTCATGTAGCGGTTCATTGGCTGGGTGCCCTGGGTAGCCTTAGCGATGACAAAGTCAGAACCACTGTATGCAGTCTCGACATTAGGGTGCGAGTAGCTCGCACCCAATGCCTGATAACCTGATACGTCAATGCCCCTAAGCATTGTTTACCTCTTCTTTTGTTGACTCTTCTTTTGGCTCTTCTGCCGGCTTTGTGTTAATTGGTTCAGCGTTGCCTGTCATGTAGCTTGCAGGACGCTCAGAAGGCTGTACATACGTCATTGCACGTGCAGAATCGCTTAGTCCCTTAGTTGTTGGGTCAACGGTTACACCGATAGCACCCAGCACCGCCACAATGACCGTGCCAATGAGGTAAGGATTGCCAATGAACTTAACGAACACATCAGCAAGGCTTCCCCAAGTGGTCAAATCGGAATAAGCCAGTCCGAGGTATGCCAGGACGGGACTCATGACAATTCCAGCCATACCAAGCCACCAAGCGGGATTGTGTAGACGTACTTTCCAGTTAATCATTGCTTTTCTCCTTATTTCTCAAGCTTAGTAATTCGTGAATCTAGGTTTTTTACATCTGTCTTGACCTCGGCGAGGTCTGTTGCTGCTTTTTTTGAAACCTCATCCGCCCTTCGTGCGACAATGCCAACCACAGAAAGCTCAGCTGTATGCTGGGTCAATGTTGCGGTCAAATCAGAAAGTGATTGCTGGTACTTGCCAAGCTGCTCATTCATGACTTGCTGTCGTGTCTCTAAGCGGGTAAGGGTGTTAGTGATAGTGCTCTTCCAGGCGTCTTCTTTTTCCTTATCTTCTCGACTGGCACGCTGCCAATTCGAAATAGCAACAAGACCGCCAAGAAATGCGCCGGCAATGGAAACGAAGAAGGAAACCATTTCAGCCGTAATATTCATGACCTCACCTCCTAGTGCCTCACTGTATAAGTAAGAGATCCCTGTCGCCAGGCGTTGGAGACAGTGCCTCCCATGTCTTGCAAATAGATGTTTCCATCTGGGCGAGCAGAAATGGCTGTAATAACGTCAGCGTGACCGGGGCAGAAACCAGAGTTATACACGATAGATTCTGTACTGTCAGAGATTGAACCGTACTTTTCATGATCTACTAGAGGCGGTCTTGCTCCTTCAGGAATGGTGAAGGGGCATCTAACCGCGTCATAAGCGATGTTGTTAGCAAGCCAGCCTCTTACCTTGATAGTCACAGAATCACCGGTACGATATATATGCCAGTAATTCTTATAGCTTCCCTGATCTTGCAAAATGACTGTTTCAAAATCGCCGTTATCATCTTGATAGAGCGTATTCGCAAACATAAAGAGTTGCTCTGGCTTAGACGCAACAACGCCATTAAGCTTGACACGATAGAGCGGAAAATAGTCTTGAGCGTCACCATTTAAAACGTTACCTGCTGGGACTAAGGGGTCCTCAGCTTTACCAGATGTTGGAACACCTCGAAGCACCTCAAGTTTTGCCGACTCAATTCCCTGCGCGTTACGCTCATATTTAAGGCAGATAAAGTCGTTACGATTCTGTCCTTGAGTTCCAGACGTGATTGTGACCTGCTCCGGAGCAGTCACGCTTACTTGTCTGCCATGAAGAGAGGCGTCACCGGTTGCAATAGTGACTCGATTGGCGCTCTCTTGTGTGGCTGCTAGACGCTTACCAACCGCGAGAACGACGCTCTTTTCGCCAAAAATGCCAGCGTGTAAACGTCCTTTATCCGCACCGGTAATGTGAGGCGCTTGACCCTGTCCATCGACACATGTGACTGCCATATTAGTTCACCTTGCTTTCAAACTCTTTGAATGAAGCATCATGTTTTGCAAGAAGCTCGAGATATGCTTTGTAGCAACTCTCGCAATAAGTGCGATTCTCCTCTCCTCGCTGTGATTGACGCTTAATGTCATGCCATTGAGCGAGCGAGTATGTATTGCTTGGAGTAACAAACTCAGACTTACCGCATCTGTCACAGGTATATCTGGAGCCTTGTTCTTTAGCCATTACGCCGTCCTTTCCCACTTAAAACCGTCAAGTGACGGCAGGCGTTTCCATGTACCGCCGAGGCTCGATGGATTAAATGATTTAGTCGTTTCACAGATTGAACCGATTGGATGAGCTGCCAGAAAGCCTCCACCTTGGTTAGCTCCCCCGCTAATTTGAAGGGTCACCATTGATTGAGCTATTGAAGTGATGCGTCCAAATTCGTCAACTGTAAGACGTGGAATCGCAAAATTGGCATTATTCCCAGCCACAATTGATTCTGAAAGACCGTATGAACCAGCCTCTGCACCAGAACTTTGAAGGCTTAAAGTGACGTTGGAACCCGTCTGGGAAACTGCAAGCGGCCCTGTTGAGGATACATTCTTGACGCTTGAATTTGCTGAAACTAACGCATTGTTACCAATGTCTTTTGCCTCATGTGCCTGACCTTGAGCTGCAATTGCAGCAGACTGTGCAGCTGCAATATGAGTCTCAATATCAGCAACCTTCTCATCCGACATAACCGCTGAGATACGATTGCCGACAATACGAATGCCAGTGCCGGCTACATAGGTAGTTCCAGCACCTTGTGACGCTCCAGAAGACTCAAATGAAACTCCATGTGAGCCTCGAGTCTGGTTTGGTGAAGTCACTTCATAACTTACACTCATTACCCCGCTCGCGACTTTTACTATCTTCTTGCCAATAGTCGCTTGAGTTCGTCTTCCTGTGTCTTGATTTTCGGCTACAACAACATCATCAATGTATAGGTTCAAACCGTCATGGACTGTAATGTCTACAGAAGACTGAGCTTGAAGCTCTTTGAGCTTCTTTGTTCCCTCTTTTTCGAGCTCCGCATCCTCGATATTGTTGTAGTCATAGAGCATTTCCACTGCATCTTGACCAAACAAACTTTGCGTCTTTGAAATGCGTCCTGCACGGTCTGCGTAGAGGTGAATCACTGTACGACTTGCAAGCTCACCTTTACCAGCGCAGATTAAGTGATTTACAGGATGATATGACGTCTTAGACTTGTAATCCAGGGCATCAGAATCAAGTCTGTTGTCTGTGAGCGGTTCTAGCCAAATAAGTGTTTTACCGTCAGTGCGTTGAATTCTAAGTCGTGAGCCCGCAGCATTTGCAATGTGTCTTAATGCTGTGTAAGCGTCGCAAAAACGAGGTAGCTGACACTTAATAATTGACTCAGACTGTCCCGTCTTAGCCTCAAATACTGTTGCAAGATCTGCTGCAGTAACAATGCTCTCGATAGCCGTTTGAGCCTTATCCGAGATATTAATGTAATCAGTACTCGGGACCAAGATTTTTGAAGCGAGCATACCGTGCCAGGTACGCCCGCTCCATGTAGTCGTAGACACGCCGCCGTCAAGCGAGTCTGAAGCTGTGTCAATGATGCCGCCATATTCTGTTCCATCGATAGATACCAGATATCCATCTTTGATTGGAATCGACGGGGCAAATACTTCAAAAGTATTCCCCGTATCTCCAAAAGAAAGGTCGAGCACATAGTCCTCTGTGCCGGCAATATCTTCACCATCAGCCTTTGACACCGTTAAGATGTCCATGGAAGACCTCCTCTTGTTTCCCACCATTCAACATCAAAGCCAAATGTGCCGTCCCACGAGACGTTCTGAAAGCCTTGTTTCAGTGGTTCGAAGCAATAGTTACCACTGCCCTTTCCGCTGCCTCGACTACCAACATCGAAGCGGTCTGAGACGTCTCCAAGTTCAGTAACAAGTGTGATTGTCTTACGTGTGCGGGTGCCATCTACAACAAGACGACCTCCACTTGGGACTGTCAGTAAAAATGAGTAAGTGTTATCACCAATCACGATTCGTGGCTGGAGGGCCGTTCCGTAAATGGTGAACTTTACTGGACATTCTGATGACGAATGAATTTCAAGCTGCTTTGGTGGTCTCGTGATGCCAAGGTTGTATGGAGCGTTAGTAGGTAAATTAAGCCAATCACTCTGTGCGTCATCGTGAGTCACGCTGAAACTTTTAATGTGGCTTTTGTGCCATGACCCTTCTAACAAAATAACTGTAAGAGCAACTGTTGCCTGATCATGAAAGACCGATTGAACCTCGCTCTTAGACACATACACATCTTGTGACCACTCATTGTTATAGACGAGTGCTCCTGGCTTTTGATTATTGAAATCAAATTCAAATTCCTTGGCCATTGACTCTGCAAGTTCAGAGCCCTCAATGAAGAGATCTAACGTGACTTCTTGAGCATTAGAGGAAATGCCAGAAATAGAACGCGCTCCTAGCGTGTATCCAGGCTTGTAACCTCTAAGAGATGTGCCAGTACCAATTGAGGCTTCTGGCACATCAAGCTCAAAGCTATTACCGCGGGAAGAAACGTATTTGAGCTTACGCATTCGTCTTCACCGCCTTCTGAACCGCTCGAGCAAAATCACGGTCTCCAATATTGTTAGAGTTCTCATCAATAACCTGTCCGAGCTCACCGTTACGCATGAAGTCATAGATATCTGCAAGCGTAGTTGCATTTGCACGCTGTTGCCTTGAGTCAAGTTCAAAAGCTGCACGATAAATACCGTTTGCATTAGCGTCAGCAACTGCTGAGAAGCTCAAAGGACGAGCGTTGCTAAAGACGTCATGTACACTTGACAGAGCATTCATTGCCTCTGTTTCAGCAAGCGCAGAACTTCCCTTAATCCCCCTTGCAAAGTCTCTCATGAGTGCACGGCCAGAATACGTCGTGTAGCCATGACCTGAAAATGGTCCTTTCTTTGCAGGTGAGAATGGGAATAGTTTACGCACTGCGCCGAGTGCGTCTGATGCTGCTCTTGTTACTGTGTTTACTGCGTCTCTAATACCTTTAGCGAAGCCGTCTAGGAGAGCCTTACCAGAATTAACAAGCCAATCGCCCGCATTAGAAAAGAAACTTTTAATCTTATCTGGAATACTCTTCACAAAATCAACTGCTGCATTTAGGCCATCTGTAACCCCACGGAGAAATCCGTCGGCGGCCTCTGATGCTTTTGCCGCCATGTCGACTGCCCAGAGAGCAATATTTGCCAGAAGCGTAGCAAGAGCAGTTTGAACTTGTTCTGGAATCGTCGATACGAATAAGACGAACTGTGCAAAAGCTGCTGGTAAGTCAACAGTAAAGAAGTTGACAACGTTCTGAACAAACTCAGTGCCAATCTGTACCGCCAACTGAGCCAACTGAGCACCTAGTCCAAACAGAAATACAACTGCAAAAGTAAGCGCGTAAAGAACCATTGATGGTAGCTCTTGAATAAATTGTCCTACCGCTGCGGGAATCCCTTGAACAAATTGGACGAATTGAGTGAAAGCTGTTGGCAATGTTGTTGTAAAGAAACCAACTATGGAATCTACTGCACCACTAATGGCCGAGCAAATAGAATCCCAAATACCAATTACAGCATTTCTAAAATCTTCGTTCGTATTCCAGAGCCATGTAAAAACAGCTCCAAGAGCAACTACTGCAACTGCTATCCAGCCAATAACAGGGATAGATCCTACGAGTGCCAGAAGGCTCGTTCCAACGCCACTAATGGCCGTTGAAATCGTTCCGAAGACACTCGCGAGTGCACCACCCTCACCAACAAGCTCACCAAAAACAGAAAGCGTTGATAGGACGCCTTCTCCATCCTTGATAGCATCAAAAGCCAAAGAAGCGGCACTTTTTAGAAGTCCAAAGTCGTCAGCTATCGAGCGCACAGCTTTAATTGTCTCGTATGCAATCAGAGCTGTTGCTACAGCAACAATAACGGGCGCAACAACCGTGAGATTGTCTCTCAAGCCTTGAACGGCATCCCGCGCAAGCTCTATGGCAGATTTAACGCCATCAACGGCAGATTTAAGCAAATCTGCCGCACTGCGGGAAGCATCCTCTGAACTATCTAAACCAGTAAACGTTGTTATGAGGTCGCCAATAAGCCCGATAGTGCTATCAAATACGTCTTTTAGAGCATTTAAAGCATCGCCAAATGATGTGATTGCTCCGTTATTTTGAAGCTGATCCATGAAGGAACCAACGGTGGAAATAACGGGGTCAAGATATGTGATAACTGTATCGGCTATACCAGAAAAACTGCTAGAGAAATTATTGATTGCACCTGCAATATTGGCTTGGCCAATATGATCAATAATCTTAGCAACAGCTTTATTAATACGGTTCTGAACGTTGGTCCATGCGGTACCAATTGACTCCGTTGATATTCGTGCCTGTTCCGCAAATGAAGCATAGCCAGGAAGACCTTCATTATTGAGGCTTACAATTGCATTGTTGAATTGGTCAAATGTAATTGCACCGCTTTGCATAGCCTTATAAAGGTCTGCTTGGTTTGCATTAGCTCCGAGTAAGGCTTTAGCAATCTGATTCAGCTGTCCTGGCATCGCTTGCGCAAGAATCTTCCATGACTGCATGTCGACTCTGCCAGTTGAAAGCATCTGGGAATACTGCTCAAAGGCAGAATTCATTACCTCTTGGCTCTTGCCGCCAGCCAAAAGTGCGTTATTAAATGCCAAGGCAACATCTGTTGCTGTGGCAAGTGAACCAGACACAGGTGCAATCTTCTGCACTGAGCCAACAATGGCATCAAGTGACGTTGGAAGACCGTCGATACCAGACGAAAGACGTTCAATAGTCGTACGAGCTTCATCTGCAGAATAGCCAACAGACTGCATAATCTTAGGGAAGTTTGCAATCGTGTCGACGCGGTTGACCGCAGAGGCAATTGAGCCGGAAATCGCATCTAACGCGCGGGATGTAACGCTTGATACTATTCCCATAATGGCGCCGGTTGCGCCGCCAAAGCCGCTTGCGTAGTTTTGAGCGGCCTGTCGTCCAGCATTTGTGTGGACTGATACCGCCGATTTATATCCGCTTCCCAGTGCACGTTTTACGTTAGCACCAAGATTGTCGAATTTAGGAGTAAGAAGGACGGAACCTCTTACTACTGTTCCAGCCACTATTCACCTCCTAGCGTTCTCTAAAAAGAAGCTCCTCAACGCGGTCCTGTGACACGTTAAGAAGCTTCTTCTTACTTTGGTCTTGTTTCAGTTCTGGACGCTTGACGGCGTCAGGCTTTCTGCCTTTACCTCCTGCTTGTTCGTATCGAAGATACGAAAGGTTATCAACCGCTAGTGCAAGCAAATAGTCGCTATTTGACCAGTCGTTTCTGGGGTCAACATCGCATATCGTTCTCGAGCCATGAGGGAGGTTTATCATCAAATAAAACAGACGCTCAAACTCACAAGAGTCAATGAGCGTCTGTAGCTTTACTTGGTAATACTGCTGAAAGTCTGCTTCCAGCTTGCCCCTTTTTGTGTCATCACACAGAATTGGAGCAAGCGGAATTAGTTTTTTGCGTCAAGTTTTTCCAGAAGAGCGGACTCAATGCGCATGATTTCTTCAGCGTCGTCATATCCGAGTTTAGCAGTTACGACTTCCACAACATGATTGTCAACATTGCCACTAAAGACAAAGTCGTAGAGAGCAAGTACAGGAGAAAGTGCTTCTGGGCTATTTTGCTCAGCATCGCTAACACGAGCCATGCGACGCATAAACTCACGAGACTTAATTCTGCGCATATCAACGACATACTCTTCACCCTCGAATTCAATTATGCGCTCATATGGAGCGTGCTTAGGCTTATCCTGTACGAAGTCAAGATAATCGTGCTCCAACTTTGCGCGTGAATTTTCTTTCTCCGCTGCGAGCTCTCGAAGCTGCTCCGCTGACATGTTGGAAATATCCATATTGAGTCCTCTCAAAACTTAATTAATGTACAACGCCAGGAGTCGCACTCGCTTTTGTGGTGTCGTAGAAGACATCGCGGTAAGTATCACCGTCAAAGACCTCGGCTGGCATACACTTAATGGTTGGTGTATAGCCAAGGAAGTCAGAGCTGTTCTGCTTTACGGTATCGCGCTCAAAAATGCGTCCAATAGGGATAATAGAACGCTTGACCGTAGTCTCATTAATAACAGCATCAAAAATATAGATACGAGGTGCAGTAAAGCGTGGGTTGTGTCGAACAGTAATAGAGCCGTCTGTCTCAACCTTGACGTTATCGTCTCCATAAATGACCCTCAAAATAGTCTCAGCGGACTCAAGGAATGTCACCTTTGCAGACTCTGAGTACTTAGAAATTGAGGAACTAATAGCGTTTCCTCCCCAGTCGTTCTTATCCTCTGCAGAGAGATCAACAGAAAACTCAACGCCATCCTCAGAGATATATCCAAGTGACTTAATCTTGCCGGGGTTTGCAGTCATCAGATCCTTGATGGTCTTCTTAACATCAAGAAGCGTCTTAATGTCAACGCTTGGGTCAACAACTGCAGCATATCCACCAGGACGGCCCTTTGCTGCTCCGACGGAATTTGCATTGTAAATAGCATCAGCCATGATTACTCCTTACAAACGTGTAGTGATATACACATCTAATTGATATCGATATTTCTTTGAATCCGGGTCTGGGAAGTCGTAAATACTTTGAACTTCAACCTTGATGACCTTATCAAGCTCTTGCCAGCACTCCAGCAAAAGAAGCCTTATTGCCAAGGCTAGCTTATATGCAGCAGCATCCGTGGTACTCCAAGCCTGCACTGCAAGATTAGCCGTATCCCAGCCAATCGTAGAACTTCCTCCGGTTCGCGTGACAGTAATAAACTCTTTTGGTTCGCGGGCGGGAACTCGTGTTGAAGCAGGGATATTAAGCTTCTGACTCATATACTTAGTAAGGTCTGAAAGAATGTCATAACTCATCCCCTACATCCCTTCTTAAGAATATTGAGCTTTGCGTTAGCACGTCCAGCCCATATACCGTTCTCTGCTCCAGAGCAGTACACAAGGCCAGCTGCAGTGTACTCGCGATTAACCCATTTGGCGTCAAATCGAGCACCATGTTTGATGTATTTTTCTGGCAGTAAAGAATTGCATTTTGCTGCACAAATCTGAGCCGCCTCGCGGCACATATCAGCTACAGGAGCGGTATGAAGCACCTCACGAATACCAACCAAATCAGGTTTAAGCCCTGTGACGACAAAATCATTACCCATCTACAACCACCGCCTCAACTTCCCTGTCCCAGTCGAGCGGAGTTAGACTGTCGAGATAGGGTTGCGGGTCACCAACGACCGCAAACCTCATGCCATCAAACTCAATAAAAGTTCCCTTTAGGCTTCGCTTATAAGTCTTTGGAAAGTGAAACACCATGTCTATGCGGTCACCATTTGGACGCGTTGCAGACAAATCAGATGTCGCAACCGGAGCTGGTAAGACATTGTCAACAAGCTCATAAGACTCTACTCCAGAGGTCTCATTGCCATGATCGTCTAAGACAGTGGTCACTCTAACCACTTCTACCTGAACACCTCTAATGGCTGCCATCATTCACCTCATGGTCTTGCTTACACATCGGCTGAATTGAGCCAATTCTGATACCACTCAAGCCGAGTCGAGTGCGCTCAGAGCGCGTTACATACAAATCAGCTGTTGGGTTTGCGAAAGTCAATGTCGACTCATAAGGACCAGCATGCTGACTGTACTGAGAAGCACCCTCAAAACCAGCAGGAACATTCACAGCACGAGCAACAATCGCGCAAGTAACGGCGCAAGCATTCTCATCAAATCGAAGGTTTAAGCCTTCTTTGTAAGCCATTTGATGATATGCAATGAAATTTGAGCGCAAGAGGGCTGAGGCATCTTGCAAAAGCACCTCAACCCTCTCTGGAGCACCAGACCCATAACGTCTCTCATAGTCGGCCTTTGTGGCAAAGCTTCTTGTCTCTGCCATATAAGCCTCCTATTAAGCAGCGGTACCGTTTGCAAGGCGGACAAACTGTGCCTTATCACGTGCGACAAAGCCGAACATAAAGGTGCACTTAAGAGCAAACATATCACGCTGATAGAGGTTCATTGCAGTGCCTCCAGCATTGATGGTTGCCTGGTCTGCCATAGAGACAGTGATGTCCTTAACGAGACCAAAGCGAGCGCCAGTCCAGTCACCACCGACACCAACAAGCTCAGGGGTCTTAGAGGCAACCTTTGCCTGATAAGCTGCACGAGAGAAGAGAGATGGAATAGCAAGAACAGAAGAGCCGCCATCCTTACCCTCAACAGATGGGTTGGTGATAAAGAGTGGACGCTGCTGGCTGTCCTTAGCCTTAAGAAGCAGAGTGCGTGCCTTTGGAGAAAGTACCCAACCGTTAAGGTCACCGTTAGCGTTAGAGACCTTCTCGAGTGCGTCAACAAAGCCGTCATAAGGCTTAACAGAAAGGTCTACAGACTCAGCGTCTGCAAGGGTGTCAAAGCCAGTGCCAGGTGCAGTGCCATACATAATGGTAGAGTCAACCTTGCGACCAATGGCTCCTGGAAGACGATTCTGAAGCTCGGCAAAGATGGCCTCATAGTTATCCTTGAACTCATTGGAGAAGAGCTCAATAACGGTGAGCTTGTAAGGCTTCATTTCCTTAACGCCAAGAGAGGTATTAGATACCTTAGCCTCTTCACCCTCAGCGGTAAAAGAAGCCTCTGGGTCACCCGTTACAACTGGAATAGTCATGCCGCGGCCAGGAAGCTCGATTGGAGTTGCGAGCTGCATAATTGCAGACTGGTCCTGTACGTTTGCAAAGATCTCGTCAGAGAGGTCTTTTGGAAGTGTTGCAGAAGTTGTCAAAATACCGGTTGCCATACTTAAATCCTTTCAATTAGTTGAATGTTTCGGCCATGAATTGACCAAATTTTTGTGCTGGAGTCTCTCCAGCCTGCGTAGAAATACCTGATTCTGGAATGATTGGAGCAGAAGGCTTTTTGGCGAACGCTGCCACGGCTTCTGCAAACGTCTTCATGCTCTCTTCATCTGCGCCCTGAATGAGGTCCTCTGGTACCCCTGTGTCTTTAGCGACTTGCTTGCGCATTTGCTGCAATTTAGCGTTCTCATCACGTGTCTGCAGTTCACCTTTAAGGTTGTCAACCTCAGCGAGTGCCTTTTTCAGCTCCTCGGAGCCACTCTTTTCGAGTTCGTCAAGCTTTTCAGCCTTGGCTTTCAAGTCATCATAATCAGAGAACTCAGAGCGTACTTTTTCACGCTCTCTTTCCAGCCTGTCTCTCACGATCTTGTCGAGCTGCTCTTGAGTGGTTACAGGTTCCTTCAAATCCATTTCTTTCCTTTCAACAGGTTCCGTCCGCTCGGACGTTTACGAGTAGCATTACCCTTGCTACGAGGTAGGTACCGCTTTTCCGCAACGGTTGCGTATATGAAAAAAGCCACTTTTCAGTGGCTTAAATCAACGAAAATAGATACACTTACTAGTTAAAGGACGAGCCAACGGCTGGACTGAGTCGGGTTTGTTGGTGAATGAAATGCATCTGCGAGAGTGGGTGCATTTTTTAATATGTCTTATCTACTAGTATCCCAAATCACATAGATTCTTTAAGTGGCATAAATTAACGAAATTGGGTATAATTAATGCAAAGAGCGAGCAGCCCGCGTACAACTGCGCGAATTTGCACTCGCTCTTTTATTTGTGCACATTTACTAATTTCCCTGTTTTTGTAAAACAAGCAATCGTATAATTCGCACCGAATTCATTCGTAACATCTTGTATTGCTTTGATAAGATCTGCGTCACTAAACTTAGATTCAGAGTTATCTATCACCATCCTTATAACCCCCTTTTTTCTTTCATTAGTCTTTAGAACATAGTTTTTTACTGCTCCAAAGGCATTTTCAGAGTCTTGAGGAGTCTTTATCTCAACGCCGTTTTCAAAATCGGGTAGTCCAACTTTACGCTTTATGCCATCTGTAATAACCCAGTCGTAGTCAATCTGAAAATGTGGTTCAATGCCTACGGTTGCAAGCCTATGAGCCGTTCTATCTTCCCACGGATTATCTATTGTTACTGAATGCTTGATTTTCGGTGTTTCATAAGTCACTTCAGGCGGAGTGCCAGTGTAAAGCCACTTAAAATCTCTTGTCTCACATTCAGCAATAATTGCCGAGCGGTTTTCCCATACAGGCTCAAGACCAATTGTGTTAGCGCACTCAACCCAGCGGGCATACATCTTATCAGGATCATATCCTTCAATGATTGTTTTCTTTGTGCCTGGAACGATTATGCAATCGCAATGTAGGTGAAACTTATGTCCAGCTCCGCCTGCGCTAAACTCAGATTCATAATCAAAACCACGTGTTGAAAGCATAAAACAAAAACCACAGGTTTCCGCACCAGATGGAACTCTCGCCCACCAAATCTTTGACCTAAGCGCGCTTCTATGCATATTGATATTCGCTTCACGCTTAACATAGAAGCGAGTAAGTGCAGTACATGCGTCGATAAACTTTTGATTGTCCCCGTCGACTAAGTCTTTTGCAAGGTAATGAACTTTTTTCTCAACTAAGCCATGCTCAATAGTCTGCTGATAACGAAACCTTGCCTTAACGCCTTCTGCTTTTACTATCTCATCAAACAACTCTCCCGCAAGCTCTCCTGCTTGAGGAGAAAAGGCGTTGAGAGCTTGTTTGATTGACTTAATAGCCATGTTGCGGAGCTCTGCCACTGAAGAGCTGGGATTAGCAGTTCTGAGCGCATCATAATAGTCAGACATAAATTCAGCCGCATCGTCTGCGGCTGAATCGAGCTCTTTTCTGTATCGAGTAAGTCTATCCTTGTTTACCCTCATCAATTACACCGTCCAGCAAGTCTTGATTATCAGCTGGGGTCTTTGTGGCCTTAGCCGCAAAGCGTGCCCTAAGAAGCTCTTGTGCTGACGCTCTTTCCCTGTCGCTTTCAAGCCTTTGAACTTGGTCATCTGTAAAGCCAAGTTCCTCAAGAAGAATCTCAGAATTGACAATCCATGGAACAGCCTGGGCAATCTTGAGCATGGAGTCAGCCTGGGAAACAATTGACGGCATCGCAGGATTTCGCCATTTGGCCGTGATATTAGGCTCTGTTGTAAGCACCTCAGCAAACGATATGTTTCTCTTAACTGCCAACGCCATAAGAGCAATATCTCGAAGAGCTTCACCGTTGTCAGCATTGAGGTTTTGAGCGTCAACGACTAAAGGTTCTTTTGCAGCGTAGATTGCTTCTGCTGAGCTTGGGTTATCAGATACAATTCCGAGCTCTGAGATTGGGACATTGGTCTCGGCAGAAAAACGAGCGGCAAGGGAGCGCATGTAGTCAATATGCGGCTGCATTGAACCCTGTTGCAGCTGTCCAAACGTTGGAGTATCACCGTCAGCGTCTTTTGAGACCGCAAAGATTGAACCGATATAGGCATCCCATTTTGAGAGCTTATTGAGAGCGTCTGGGTCAGCGCCAACAAGATATTTCTGTGGCGCCGTCATAAACTCAGCTGCAACTTCAGCGCGTACGCTTGAGCGCATTGCATCATCCGTCAGATCCATAACAGCTCGAGTGATACGCGACTTACCAAACGGACGGTCAAGCGTTGCCTCGTAAACCAAAGGTTCCATGAGGCAACGGCCCATCCCATGTGGGATATATTCAGCAACCCAGCGAGTCGAGTCGAGCGCTCTTCGAATGCGAATAATGTCAGTATCGGTAAAGACATTAACCCACGTTGGGGCATTCCTGTGATTCGGTCGATTGTCACGATCAACTACAACAATGCCCGCCTGGATACGATGTAACCGTTCATCCCAAAGGGCGGCAGCGGATACTGCAGAATACGCAGAAATGATAACCGCTGGTTCTCCCGCGTCAACATTTCCAGCCGTAACCGTAAGAAACGCACAGGAATTTCTAAGTTGGCCTTTAACAGCCTTACGATAGCGTCGCTTGAGGGCATTTTCACGAACAATAGCCTGTAGTTCCTTGGCAGTATCCTCATCCGTGCAAGTAAAACCATCGAACTGAGAGCGGTCAGCAAGAGCATCTACAGCCTTTGCTGGCCATGAAATAGCCTGCTCCAAGTTTCTTAACCCGTCAGGTACTGAAATACCGAGCTGCTGAGGCTTTATATGCATGAGATAGTAGCCATCACGCAAACGATTACGTGCAAGGGTCTTTGAGTAAACTGCACAGAGATTTAAAACTGTCTGCCTATCTTCTTTTCTCAGTCCAGCCGCTGTTGCAATTGCAACAGGAATAATTCCAATTGTCACCAGACTACCTGCTTTCTAGCTGGGTTTCGTTTAGTGGTCCTAACGCCATAAAGTGCAAGTGCCGCAGATTCAGCAGCGGTACACGTTGCTTTTGGAGAATCTCCAAATCCAAAGCCACCGTTATTTCCAATTGCACGCCTGGACGAGCCTGTAACAGACTCGTCCAGTGCTGGAGAGGGGACGTGACATATACTGTGTGCTCCAACTTCATCAACAAATCTTGAAGATGCCGCTACAGCCTGTTTTGTATCGCAAAGAACAATACATCGCTTTGGAAAACGTAGCTCCTGCAAGCGTTCAGCCAGCTGAGTTGCGCCAGAACGCCCATCAATAACAACGCATGCAATGCGACTCTCGCGTTCCTTGATCCATTGAGCGAGGTTTTGACCAGCACCATATGCGTCTGCGATATCCACGAGCTCAACATAAGCTGTTGGGTTATCTTGCTGAGTTAGAGCTGCTGAAATTGCTACTTTCTTTCCATCAAGGGAGTACTTAATTCCAAAAGCCAGAAGCCCATCGTCATAAGGCTCTTCTGTTATGCACTCATTCCAGTCATTTGCATTAACGATATACTCAACTGAAGTATCGAGCGTTGACCACCAGCCGAGACGCTCACGAGCAAATCCATCTTTTGTCATCTGATGCCATTCGTTGAGCACTGCTCTTTCTGTGATACGAGAGCCGAGAGCCGGATTAGTCTCATAAGCAAGGTCGAGCGCTTCTTCATCGCTGGTACCCTCTCTCGGAACCGATTTTGCGGCCCATTCAAGCCACCAAGCCTCGCCAGGACTATCGGAATGAGCTGTATCGTGCATTCGTTTGAATACCGTTCCTCTGCAGGTTGGGTCTGGCGGTGTTCCGATATATATGACTTGCGGAGAACCATCTTTAGATGCAGAAACTGTTGGCAAAATAGCATTCAGCTGAGCGTCTGTAAGCTCCTGTGCCTCATCAATAATAATGAGTGAGCGTGTGCCTCCGCGTGCCTTTGATGTCGTGCGGGTTGAAAACTTTAGCCTTCCGATTGCGCGTTTGCCACTTTTGTAATGCCCACAATCAAAGAGTAAGTACTGCTTGCCTGGCTGCCTATACGCCTTAAGAAGAAGTTCAGCTAAGTCTGGATACGTCTCGTCATCAGTAAAAAGGTTCACGATCATATCAAAGAACTCATCAACGGTATCTGCATTGTGAGCGGAATAGACAACGTCCATTCCACAAATCGCCGCACACCAAATACCGTAGAGTCGCGCGGCAAACGATTTACCATTTTGACGTGGCTTGGCTGCACCAATAGTTTCAGCCGCTGGCATACCTTTTGCGTCTTTAGCCATATAAAGTTCAAGCTCGTATTTTTGCGCATCATCAAGCTTAAACCCGTAATGAGAAAACATATTTATGCAAGCTTTTGCATCAGAATGATGATATTTTCCAATGCGTTCAAAGGTCGGTTTTTGATTTCCAACACGTTTTTTACGCCTTGGCATCACGAGACCTCTTTGAGATATGTCTTTCTGGCTCGTTTAGCAGGGCTCGGTTTTTTAGCTGCAAGTAACTTCTCTTTTTCCATTGCGTCGACTTCATCAACTACCTGGACGAATGTCTTTACAATGGCAGCAAAATCACGGCCAGATTCACAATCATCTAGCTTCTTTGCCATAGTTATCTGCAGCGCTTTATAGATGTCATACCGACCGCCCTCTCTGCAAATAGTAACTAGTTTCTTGGCCATCAAGACCTCCTTTCAGGCTCACTTCACTGTGGAAAATTTGAGGGTTCGCTATATTCTGACTATGCCAAGGGGCGTCTTTTTGGGGCCGTGGGAGGGTATACCCCCCTACCACAGACGCGTTCTTACAATAGGTAGTGCATTACCCTTAAGCTCGTCCATCATTCGATTACCGCGCTTCTGATTGCATATACGGTGCGCCGCTTTCACGTTCTCTGGGTCACATGCGGCAGCTCGTCTTTGTTCAAGAGGTAGCCTTGAAACAGGTACAACCTCATCCATCTCAAAGCTCATCGGGTCACCAGCAGGAAGCGAGTAATCAATTGGCATACCACATATGTGACATGGTTCTTCTCTTGCAATCATCTGCTTGCGCAACTGATCTCTAGCATATGAGCGTCTGATGTTGTAACTCATTTGCTCACCTGCCTAACAAAAAAGCGCCCTGGCTCATAACCAGAACGCTTATAGTTCTTTTGTTGCGTAAATCGCTACTGTACATAATATCACAAAACAGTACGCAAGAGTGCGCAAGAGTATGCAGAACTTAATTACTCGAGTTCTCCATATCTTTACGAATCAGGTCTTTGATGTAAGCATTTTGTTTCTCATGCTTATTAACCCACTCGTAAAGCTCATACTCACCAGGATAAAACCTAAGCTGTTTAATCTTCACTGAACGCTTGATGTATGCAGCGGTGGCTTTCTTTTGAGCCTTACTTACGGCCATGTTGTCTCTTTTCAATCAGAAAGATTATTAACTGACCAACAACCGCACCAGCAACAATCGCACCAAGAAGACCGACAAAACTAATTGTAATCATCTTGACCTCCTACTATACTAGATACATCTCTCGCAGGGGATTACTTTCGTAACCCCCTTTGAGACTGTCTAGGACTTCTTAAAATGCTTACCTGGCCTTTGAGAAGTCCTTTTTCTTTGCAAACTTTGAATAATAAAATGACTTATTACGTTTGCTAAGACAGTAACAAGGAATGCTTCAAACAACTTACCTCCTTTCCCCTTGTTGCTATCTATTATTATAGTACATACTATATATATTGCAAGCATAATAGGCAAAAAAGATTATTTATTTTTCAAGAATTTTTCGATGTAATTCTCCTCATCAATTGTTTCAAAGACTTCACGTTCTAACTGCTGAAGCGTTCTTACAGGAGTAAGAAGTCTTTCGGATACATCGTTCCAAGTAAGGCATTGAAGATATCGCCATTGAAGTAAATCAGCATAAATAGAGCTACTCATTAGTTGACATATGCCGCCGTCTCCGAGTTGGCTCACACCGTACAAAAGCGTGTAAGCGTCATTGATATAGTCATAATTGTCATTCATTCTTTTAGACAACAATGCTTCTAGATCTATGCGCTTATCAACTTTTGCCATCGTATCTTTATTTGAGCCCTTACTCCCACCAGCTGAATATGACTGAGCTTTTGCTCCCTCTGTTTCTTGAAGGCTCATGATTTGCTGTAATGCTCTAGTGTTTTCTCTTGACGCTTCTGCTACACCATGAAAGAACTCTGACGCAGTCAAACCACTGTAATCCATAATTCTCCAAACGTATCTACGTTTAGTTAGAGTAGTTAATATAAATTATATGATTTAGCTGGCTTGATAGAGAGTTTTCAACATTATGTATACAAGTTTTCTACAACTTATAAACATTATTGTATTGTTGAGCGGAATAATCTCTAATTTTTTATAGGAAGGGGCGCAACCGGTACGCTTGCGAACCTTTCTCCGCCGCTTTGCGAAATTGCTTTGCGTGCAATTCGCAAGCTGCTTGCTTGCTATACCGTTACGTTTTTCGATAGAAAAGCGAAGCAAGTATAGCACATTGAAATTCGCATAATGAGCGTATCGAGCGTAACGGAATTTATTGAGCGCTACCAACAAAATCTACATAATTTTTAGCCTAATTTTCTTAATTTAGGGGTCCTAGAACACTCTAAGACCCCTTTACGAAGGCTCTACTCAACTAATAAATAATTTAATTAGTCTTTAGAACGGAATGTCTGAATCGTACAACTCTTCTTCTGGCGCTTGCGGTACCGTGAATGAAGGCTGGCCCTGATCTGTAGCAGTCGTTGTTTGAGTCCTGGATAGAAACTCAATCTCCCCTACAACAACCTCTAGTTTGCTGCGATGCTGTCCGTCCTTTGTTTCCCATGAGCTGTAATGTAGTTTTCCATCAATAGAAACCTTTGCACCCTTGGAAATAAAGCGTGAAAGAGCTTCAGCGCGCTGTCCAAAAACAATGCAGTCAATGAAGTTAGGAACATTCTCCCATTTGCCTGTTTGCGGGTTCTTGCGACGGTCATTGACGGCAACACCAAACGAAAGGATATTTGTTCCTCCGGCGGTAGAGCGTAGCTCCGGATCTCTTGTAAGGTTTCCGGAGATATTAACATGGTTAATTGACATATTGAACTCCTAAAAGTACTTATCGATTATTTTTTCTACATCCATAACACGAGGTAAATACGAGTAATTAGACATTTCCCAAACTAGAAACTTATGCGGAAAGCCTCTAATATCATCTCCATATAAAACTGAAACCCAGTTACCACGAGACTTAAAGTAGATGTGCTCGACACAAGCATTACTTCTGTCAGTCCAGGTCTTACCATAGCGCTCTAAAGCGTCACAGAGTTCTTGACAATACTTACTTCTCTTCACGTCTACCGAGCACCTCCAGAATCTCTTCAGGCGTTCTAGGCGTCTTAAACGTGTAATCATCTGTTGAATAAATAATAGAGACCTCAAGCTTTGGTGGAAAATCTGACATGCCTCCAAATCCAATACCATCTAGCGTGGCGTAGTAAGGATACATACAACACAGTACTGAATCATCATCTAGCGGAATCCAAGTTCGCTCAGCTTTAGAGTCAGAATGATCTTCCCAAGAAATATTTTGGACATCGAGCAACCTGCGTAGATCCTTTGTAACTTCACTAATTGCCATACTAAATATCTGCCTTTCTCTAATTGTCTGATAATTACTTCTTATCTAGCACTCGCTAAGGGGTAAAAAGAATTTCCAAGTTGAATGAGCCTTTTTTGTAGAATTCAACTTGATTGAAAATTACTGATTGCAACAAATTGCAACAAGCGTTTAGGGCATAGAACACTTAGAAATCTCTTTGTTCAATGGTCCTAAGCGCGTCTCCAAACGCCTCTGCAGCTCCCCTGTCACGTCCAGGAAGCAAATGAGAATAAATCCTTAATGTTGTTGCTGGGTCTGCGTGGCCAAGACGCTCTGAAAGAGTCTTTAAATCAACACCGCTTGCCAAACACCAAGACGCGTGAGTATGTCTGAGTGAGTGGAAGGTAATGCCTTGAGGTAGCTGGAGAGTGCGTCTCATGCGTGTAAATGACCTCGAGACGCTCGTAGGTCGCATGTATGAGCCGTCAAGACTAATTAGAGGTGTAGAAGACTCTACAAAAGCAATATGAGCTTTCTGAAGCTTCATGTAGTCGCTAATAAAGCTGATGTCCGAGTCAGTAATGGCTATGTTTCTTGATCTCTTGCCTTTAGTGGATTCTCGTCTATATGGCTTTCTATAAGACTCTTCAATGACGGTACCAGATACGTGAATATGCTTATATAGCATGTTTACATCGCTGTATCTGACAGCACAGACTTCACCACAGCGCATTCCTGTAACCAACGAAAGCCATGCAGCAAATGCACAAACAACACGAGAGTTAAACTCATTCTCTTGAATGGCTGTGGTAATTCTGGAATTAATAAGGGTGCTTATTCCAGCAAATCCCCATTCTTCAATGGATACTGCTTCATGTACTTCCCTGGACGGCTTGGCCACGTTAATAAGCGGGTTATAGTCACATATTCCAGCAGAAACAAAGTAATTGTACGCACCTCTCAAGAACTGATGCAGGTTAATTACGCTGTTTCGAGACAGCCCTTTCTTCAACAGATCCTGCTCAAAAGAGGTAAGTAAAGAGGACGTAACACTCCTTACGTCCTCTTTGCCAAGCTGACCGTTGATATGGTTTCTAATAAAGCCTTCATGCTGCCTTGTAGTGTTAGGGCTCGCGCCATTTCTCCGCTTAATTGACACATATTCAAGAAGCAAATCAGTAAGCTGAGTACTTTTAACTTTGCCGTCAGAGGTAATATGTGAAGCCCACATATTGGCTAATTCTTCAGCTTCTTTCTGCGTCTTAGCTGTAGGAAAGCTTGCATAAGGCTGAATTATTTTACCGTTTAAATTTCTTCCCAAGTAAAGCCTACAGCACCAAATACCATTAGAGTTCAGCCTAACTTTTATTGAGCGGTTCATTATTTGCCGCCTTGTGATTCTTCGTCTTTTTTGAGATGTTCGATGTCTTTGTCAAGCAAGTCTAGCAATGTTGTTAAGCACTTCTCTGACAAACTAAGTCTGTAAAGAAAGGCAGCTAAATCATTGCATATGAGAGCGCGGCTCATGAAGTTCTGATGGTTACGTACTTCATTAACCATGTCACGAATAAAAACCACGTCAGCAGTACGTTGTTGTTTTTTCATTAGTACCTCTTCATATAGCAGCCTTTAAAGCGTCGCCACTCAAGGATCAAGCCAATCGCATTAGCCTTTCTTGAGCCGTCATATCCCAGGCAAATACCTTCATCCTTAGCAACTGCCTTGATTTCCTTCATCGTCATCTTCTCGAGACGCTCTCTATCTTCTACTTCGGTAATCATTAGTGTTTATCCACCCACTTCAACATTGCGCCCAAATAGGTCGCAAGACATATAAATGCAGCAATGAGCACTGTATATACAAGTGCAGGTGTCTCGTTAAAGTCACCAGTTGCGGGTAGTACAGCCTTTTTCTTAGTCTTCTTCACTGGCTTAGCTGGCTCTGGCTCTGGCTGTGGTTCGGGTTCGCTGTCCTGTGGCGTTAGCTGTGGCTGTGGCTCTGGATTAGGCTCTGGAGTAGGTGGAGTCTCCGGCTCAGTTGGTTGTGGTCGGTTATCCCCGTTACCGTTGCCGCCACTGTCTTGATTGACGTACTGATAGCGTGAGCCTTGCGTGGTTTCACGGCTCTTGAGCTGAATTGCGTTCGAGGTCGTCTCTGTTCCTTCGGTTTCGTAGTACATGAAGTATTGGTTGCCTTGGAAATCAACGCCGCTCAAGTCCCAAGTGAAACCGTTGCCGCTAATGGTTGGCTCGGGGACATTGACGCGCACCCAGCTTGCAGGGTCAATGTTGCTGTATGCGTCCATATGAACGCGGTACAGACGGAATGAGCCAGGAACAATGCGGGTTCCTTCTTGCGCGGTATCCTCTAGTACAACGTTTGTGAGGTTGTCCGCTGCGTGGTTTAGACGTACTGACCACTCAACTGTTCCGTGGTCGGTTTTGACGCCCCATTTTGCGATAATCT